TTCATCTTTGAGATGTTTACTGTTGTTCCTGCTGGTCACGTTGGTGTACAGGTAACACTTGGTGAAGTAAACCCCACTCCACTAACTGAAGGTGTTCACTTTGTCAATCCTCTATCAAGCGTCAGAAATGTAGAGGTTCGCGTTGTTAAAGCTGACCTGAAAGGTGCTAACGCTGGTACAAAAGACTTGCAGGTTGTTCATACCGATATCGTTGTGAACTATCGTATTGCTGGCAATCAAGCTGCACACATGTATAAGGAATTCGGTCTTGACCTAGAGAACAAGATCCTCTTGCCTGCCGCAAATGAATCATTCAAAGCTATCACTGCCCACTACACTTCTGAAGAATTAGTTACTAAGCGTGGTGAGGTTAGTCAAACTATCCATACAACTCTTCAAGAGAAAGTTGCTAAGTATGGCTTGACTGTATCTGAAATCTCATTGGTGAACTTTGGATTCAGTGCTGACTATCAAAAAGCAATTGAGCAAAAAGTTATTGCCACTCAACAAAAGCAAAAAGCCGAACAAGACTTAGAGCGTATCAAAGTTGAAGCTGCATCTCGTATCGCTCAAGCTGAAGGTGAAGCAAAGGCTATTGCTATCCAAGCCCAAGCTATTCAATCTAATGGTGGTGCACAATACGTTCAGCTTCAAGCAATTGAGAAGTGGGATGGTAAACTTCCTAGCACAATGCTTGGTAATAGCACACCTTTTATCAATGTAGGAAAATAATTTTGACTTGTAACCTAAAACAAGTTATACTTGTTCTATCTTTTAATATGGAGAAACTATGAAACTATCTAAAGACACTTTGTCACTTTTTAAGAACTACGCTGGGATTAACAGCAACCTTTTACTAAAGGCAGGTAATAAACTATCAACTATCAGTTCTCAAAAGAACGTTATGTCTGATGTTAGTGTTACCGAAACATTCCCTGTAGATTTTGGTATCTATGACTTGAACGAATTTCTTGGTGCAATGTCTATCTTTGAAGATCCAGAGTTGACTTTTGAAGACAAAGTCTGTAAGATTACTCAAGGCAACATGAGTATTAAATACTTTGCCGCAGACGCAAGCGTATTGACCGCACCATCTAAATCTATTACTTTCCCTGAAGCTGAAATCAATTTTGAACTAAGCAATCAAATGCTTACTATGATTCAACGTACTGCTTCTGTATTAAAAGCATCTGATGTTTCTATCGTTGGCGAAGCTGGTAAGATTACAGTTGTTGTTGGTGATAAGAAGAACTCAACTGGTAACTCTTTCAGTGAACCTGTTGGAACTACCGATAAATCTTTTAAAGTAAATTTGAAAGTAGAAAACCTCAAAATGATTCCTGGCGATTATACAGTCAGCGTATCTTCTAAGAAAATCTCTCGTTTCAAATCAACAACAACTGGCGATCTCGTTTATTATGTTGCCGTAGAAGCCGACTCCACTTTCGACTTCTAATTTATGGGGGCATCGTCCCCCACTTTTTTATTATTATTTGAGGTGAATTATTATGATTGAAGCGCAGAAAGACCAGTACCTTTGGGTTGAGAAGTATCGCCCACAAACTATTGATGAATGTATTCTTCCAGATTCTATGAAGAATACATTCAAACAATATCTCACACAGGGTGAATTACCTACATTCTTATTCAGCGGAACAGCTGGTGTTGGTAAGACCACCGTCGCAAAAGCATTATGTCAAGAAGTTGGCGCAGACTGGATCATGATCAACGGTTCAGATGAAGGTCGTCAGATTGACGTATTGCGAAATAAGATTAAGAACTTTGCTTCTACTGTATCTTTGACAGATGCTAAGAAGGTTGTTATCATTGATGAGGCTGACTATATGAACGCTGAATCAGTTCAACCTGCTTTGCGTTCTTTCATTGAAGAGTTTAGTAACAACTGTCGTTTTATCTTCACTTGTAACTTTAAACATCGTATTATTGAACCACTTCGTTCACGTTGTGCGAATATCGAGTTCAAAGTTGACGCTGGTGAAAAGCAAGCAATCGCTGCACAATTCTTTAAACGTGTTTCTCAAATCCTTAAAAATGAAAACGTTGAGTTCGACCCTAAAGTTGTTTCAGAACTCATTATCAAACACTTCCCTGATTATCGTCGCATTCTAAACGAACTGCAACGCTATTCAGTATCAGGTAAGATTGATACAGGTATCTTTGTTAACCTCAGCGAAGAATCGTATAAGGATCTATACAAAGCATTAAAGGAACGTGACTTCACCGAAGTGCGTAAGTGGGTTGCTAAGAACTCTGATGCTGATACACCTGTATTGTTCAAAGAACTTTATGATAATGCCAATAACTTCTTGGATCAATCTACTATCCATAACCTTATCCTTATTCTAGCCGACTATCAATACAAGGCAGCATTTGTTGCTGACCACGAACTAAATATTATGGCTGCACTCACTGAAGTAATGATTCAGTGTAAATTCAAATAAGAGGGTAACATGGATATTTTAATTTTATGTATCGTTCTTGCTTTTGGTATTCTACTTGGTTGGAATCTTAGAGAACGCATGGCCATGAGAATCGTAGAGAAGATGCTTGAAGACTTGCAAGAGCAAGAAGAAAAAGATCCAAACGTAACTAGAATGCGTTTGGAAAAACACTCGAACGTTATTTATGCATTTGGTGAAGATGATACGTTTATTGCTCAAGGTGAAGATCTTAAAGCATTGAACAAAGCAATTCAAACTCGATTTCCAGATCGTAAATTCACAGTTCGCGAAGAGAACCTAAAAAGTCTTGGGGTGAACTATGACTCCCTTTGATTTTATTAATGCTATCAATCAGACAAAGGTAGACTTATTTAAAGAACCTTTGGCTAATAAAGATTATGATGCTTACATCGTAAACCGAGGACTGTCGTTTTTCCACGACACTGTTGTTCAAGCCAACACTATGAACCAATACTCGTCTTTGCCTAATGAATGGCAATTTCGTTTTTTACTAAATAGTGTTACCAAGAAGAAGAGATTTTCTAAATGGGCTAAAAAAGATAAAGCCACGGAATCTCTGAAACTGGTTCAGGAATATTTCGGGTATTCCAGTGAAAAGGCGAAAGAAGCTCTGAGGATTCTTTCGGATGAACAATTGAGTGAAATAAAACTAAAATTAAATAAAGGTGGAAAATAATGACTGTAGAAATGGTTTATTATGATTGGACACCCGATTCGATGTTAGAAGTGACCCTCGCTGAACCAGATAACTTTCTAAAAGTTCGCGAGACCCTGACTCGTATCGGCATCGCTTCAAAAAAAGACAACACGCTATATCAATCTTGCCATATATTACATAAGCAAGGAAGATATTTTATTGTGCACTTCAAAGAACTATTTGCTTTGGATGGCAAAGACTCGAATATCACTAGCGGTGATATTGAGCGTCGTAATGCAATCGCAGCACTTTTGCAAGACTGGGATCTATTAAAGATCGTAAGCGCATCGAAAGCTGAAAACAAAGCATCACTAAGCCAGATTAAAGTTGTTTCTTTTAAAGAAAAGAACGAATGGAATTTAGTGGCTAAGTATAATATTGGTAAAAAAGTTCGACCAGTCGAACAAAACTAATATAAATAGTTTTGTCCCATCGGGATGGGAAGAAGTCCCTTGAATATAAAGAGAGGGCAGATCAATCACCGAAAGGTTTGATTGGCAGCAGGTGGAAGCCCTGTATCTATTTTGTCCCACCTTGGGATCGTTTGTCGTCTACGATGAATGGCGTCCGCAAGCATAAGCGATACAAATGCCGTGCAATTGAACTGGTTCACGTTAGTAACCCCTGTATAAAGTAAGCAGGAACCTCCATGCCTTCGGGGTGGAATTTTAATTTAACTCGCTTAAAAGGAGCAATAATATGTTGTCTTATATCAACACATCAATCGACACCATTTCTGGTGCAAAGACTCAATTCGTTAAGACATTCGTTCAAAACGAGGCAGTCGCAAAATCCCTTCAAACTTATGTTGACGCACAGCAAGCATTCGCTAAGACTGTTGCTAAGTCCGCTGTAGATTTTTATACTACTGTTGGAACTGCAGCTGCATCTTTCGATGTTAAAAAAGCATTCAGCGTTAAGTAAGGAGATGGAGAATGTTATCTATGACTAAATTTACACCTGACTCTATTTTGTCACCACAAGCATTTCTAAAAGACTTCGATAAATTCTTTGTTGGTTTTGAAGATCAAGTTGCAAAGATGCAGAAGTTCCATGATGACTTTGCTAAGAACGTACCTAACTATCCTCCATACAACATTCGTAAAGTAGATGACACTCACTATGTTATCGAAATGGCTGTTGCTGGTTTCGCTGAATCAGAAATTGAAATCGAAATCGATGGTGGTCGTCTAGTTGTTAAAGGTAATGTCAATGCTGAAAACGAAACTGCGCAAGACTACCTATTCAAAGGTATCGCTACTCGTGCGTTCACTCGTACATTCGCATTGAATGATCAAGTTGAAGTTAATAATGCAGAACTATTCAATGGCATGTTGAAGATCGCTCTTGAGCGTATCATTCCTGAGTCAAAGAAGCCAAAGAAAATCGCTGTGAAATCTGGTAAGGGTAAACAACTTTTAACAGAGGACGCATATGACAAAGCTGCTGAAAAACTTTAAGCACATTATTGTTGGTCTTTCAGAAGGTCTTCAGGCATTCAGAACTTACAAAAGAGGTAAGGTAAAATGAATAACTGGATCCCAATGACAGACGATGACTGGGATTGGGTGAATGGTAAAGTTCCACCAAATCCAAATAATAAAACAAAGTGAGAGTACTATGACAACACTAAAAAATCTTGAGAGTGCATTGGCTGGCGAATCAATGGCTCATATCAAATATCGCTATTTCGCTAAGATCGCTCGTGAAGAAGGTTTTGAAGATGTTGCTAAGCACTTCGAACACACTGCTGATCAAGAGATTAAACACGCATGGGGTCATCTTGAATTGTTAATCGGTAAGCCATCCACAAAGGAATGTCTACAGAAAGCAATTGATGGTGAAACATACGAGTTTACAGAGATGTATCCTAAGTTTGAAACTGAAGCACAATTAGAACAGAATCCTCTAGCGAAAAAAGAATTCGCTGAACAGATCTCTGAATCTAAAGAACACGCTGAACAGTTTCAAGCAATTCTAGCAAAAGCAGAAAAGCGTTTCAATGCTTTGAAGAAAGTAGAAGAACGTCATGCTAATGCTTATAAGAAGGTAATGGAGGCATTATGAATCAAGATCACGTATGCGTAGTCTGCGGACATATACATGACGAAGCAACCGAAGGTAAGTGGGAAGATCTTCCAGCTGACTTTGAATGCCCTGAATGTGGTGTCGGTAAAGACGAATATGAAACTTTATAATCAGTCATAACAGTTAGGGGGACTTCGGTTCCCCTAAATACTTGTTATGATGAAAGCAAAAATATCCCCTAATCTAATTTCTTTTGTTACGATACGACGTGGGGATTGGATCATGAAAATTTCAGTGTTTAAAAATAAACATGTTTTATTAGTTGCTCAAAATTACTTTGCAAATGATCAAATAATTATTAAACAATTTAATCATCATGATGAAGCAGCACAATTTATTGAAACTCTAATAAGTGAGGAATAGAATGACAAATGTCAAAGTATTTAAAATGATCAACGGTGAAGAGATTATCTCCGAAGTTGTTGTAGAAAACGCTGAAACATATGGTTTGAAAAACCCAGCAACAATTATGTTACAACCAACAGCTGGTGGACAAATGGGAGTTGGTATTGCCCCATATATGCCTTATGCTGGAGAAAATGTATCCTTACGCAAAAATGCTGTTGCAGCAGAGGGTATCCCAGAACAAAGAATGATAGACGAATACAACAGGATTTTCGGCTCGGGAATCGAGATAGCCCCAGCCAGTGTCCTTGCGGGACTAAAATAACCCCTAAAACCCCTGTAGATACAGGGGTTTTTTTTCAAGAAAACACTTTACTTTAATTCAAGAATATGGTATAATATAGTTATAGAAAATTGAAAAGGAGTTATATATTATGGGTCTCGATATGTATGCATTCACCGTCGCTAAAGGTCAACAACTTGGTGAGGGTGTTCAAACCACTGAATTGGCTTACTGGCGCAAGTTTAATGCACTCCACGGTTGGATGGAAGATCTCTATCGCAACAAAGGTGGTGCCGCAGAATCATTCAATTGTATTCCCGTTCATCTAACCGAAGAAGACCTTGATAGTCTTCAGGGTACAGTTGCAGCTGGCATGTTGCGACCACGTGAAGGATTCTTCTTTGGTGCCCAACAAATCTACCCAGAAGACATTGAGGAAACCCTCACATTCATCAAGAATGCTCGTGAGGCAATCGCTGACGGCAAAGATGTTTATTACGACAGCTGGTGGTAATCATGATTCTCATGAAAGAAACCACTGTTTGGAAAGACGTTACACGTCAACCGAACCATACCTATCTTGCAGATGAGAACAAACGCAAGATCTATGGTTACTTCAAGTGGCATAACCCTCAAGATTTTGAGATGTTGAAGAAGCCAATGACTATCGATACTCGGTATCGCACGTTCAAAGTTATCAAAACAAATTTGACTTTTAAAGCTGTTTGAGGTATAATTATATTATGACAAATCTAAATGACTTTTTTGAGAGCCTAGCGAGCAATGCATCTCGCAACTTCAAAATTGAGCAACTAACTTTACATCGCAATAACGAAGTGTTGCGTGAGGTTGTTCGCTTGGCTCTCGATCCCTTCACTCAATTTTACATTCGTAAGATTCCCAAGTACGAACCACGCACTGAGCCAACCAACGTGACGTTGAAGTTTGCTCTTGATTCTTTGTATGATTTGTCCTCACGACAAGTTACAGGAAATGCTGGTATTGCTCACTTGAAGGGTATGCTAGAAGTTTTGTCAGCCGATGACGCTAAAGTTATCGAACGTATTATTCAGAAAGATTTAAAATGTGGGGTTCAGGTATCAACCGCAAACGCAGTGTGGACTGGCTTGGTTCACGAATATCCAGTAATGTTGTGCAGTCAGTTCGAGCAGAAACTGGTGGACAAGGTAAAGTTCCCAGCACTCGTTCAAACCAAAATGGATGGAATGCGATTCAACGCAATTGTTCAGGATGGCAAGGTAGAATATCGTTCACGCAATGGCAAAGAGATTCAACTACTAGGAAATCTTGATGCTGACTTTATTAAAATGGCTGGCGATGTTAACTGCGTATTTGATGGCGAGTTATTGGTTGTCAACGAAAGTGGCGTCCTCGATCGCCAAACTGGTAATGGGATATTGAATAAAGCAAACAAGGGTACAATTTCAGCTACTGAGGCATCGATGGTTCGTGCTACTATCTGGGATGTTATTCCTTATTTGTATTTTATAGATGGTGAATGTCCAACACCATATGGTAAACGTATGGATTCGTTGAACATTCTTATTGATAAACATAAACCTGCAAAGGTTAAACTGGTTGACTCTTGGGAAGTTGATACTTACGAAGAAGCGAAAACTCTCTTTGAAGGATTGCTTGCTGAAGGTCAAGAAGGTATCATTCTGAAAGATAAGAGTGGTATCTGGGAAGACAAACGTGCCAAACATCAAATCAAATTCAAAGGTGAACTTGAATGTGACCTTAAGATTGTTGCCGTTGAACAAGGAACAGGTAAGTATGAAGGATTGTTAGGTGCTATTGTTTGCGAATCTGCAGACGGCATTGTTAAAGTTAATGTTGGGAGTGGATTCAATGATGAACATCGTAAGACGCTTAAAGAGAAGGATCTTCTGGGCAAGATTGTCGCTGTCAAGTACAATGCTCGTATTAAAAACAAATCTGGTGACGAAAGTTTGTTTCTCCCCATATTTGTCGAAGTCCGTGAAGACAAAGATATCGCGGATGCTTCTAAGGACATCAAATGAGCATCTTAGAGACAATCGTAAAACCAAAAAGATATTTTAGTGTTGCATCTAAAAAAGATATTGAGATGTACAGAAACTTTTTGGAGAGAGGCACTTGGGGTCATGACGGTTGTCCATTTGCTTTGGAATATCCATACTTGACTATTCCAGATATGATTAAAGATAAGTTAATCCATAAGTTTTTGAAAGTGGAAAAAAGAATATGGCCAAGAAATTAAATAAGTTGTATGTTTTAGTTGGAGTTCCTGGCTCTGGTAAGTCCACATGGATTAAAAATCAAAAGTGGACTGACAATTGCGTTATTGTTTCTACTGATGAGTTTGTAGAAGACTATGCGAAAGAATGCGGTCAAACCTATTCAGAAGTTTTTAGTGATTATATGCCAACTGCTGTTAAGTTGATGGCTGATAAAGTTGTTCGTGCACGTGATGCGGGTAAAGATATTATATGGGATCAAACATCAACTACTATAAAATCACGTGAACGTAAGTTCAATATGTTACCAGAGTATCATAAAATTGCAGTCGTGTTTAGAACACCTGATGAAGAAGAATTGATTAAGCGATTGAATAGTCGTCCTGGAAAAGAAATTCCAAAAGATGTTATCTCTAATATGGTTGATAACTGGGAAGAACCTACCCTTGAAGAAGGTTTCCATGAAATTTGGTATGCGGAGTAAATTATGAGAAAAGAACTTGATGAAGCACTATGCTCAAAGTATCCTCTGATTTTTCAAGATCGTAATGCGGATATGAGAACTACTGCAATGTGCTGGGGGTTTGAATGTGGTGATGGTTGGTATAATTTAATTGACGTTTTATGTAGCAAACTATATGCTCATTACAGTCAAGCGAACAATCGTTATCAACATCTGTTAGAAGTTGGCGTTGGGAATACTCTTTATGGAACTAAGGTAGTGACCCAAGAAATGCTTGATGAAGCCAAAGAAAAAATGGAACATGAACGTGGTCATGTTCCAGTTGCTGCTCAAGTCAAAGAAAAGTTTGGTGGTCTACGTTTTTATGTACAAGGTGCTATCGATGAGCACTATCACTATATCAGTTTCGCAGAGTCAATGAGTTATCATACTTGCGAAGTTTGCGGTGCTCCAGGAAAACGATGGACTGATGGTTGGCATAAAACCCTATGCGATATCCATGCAGAGATGGAAGGTCGCTCAGAAGAATATGCTGACGAAGGAGATGAATAATGTTTTATGGTAAAGAATCTATTCAAGAACAATTTGCCTTAGTTAAAGATAAACTATCACAACAAGAATTGTTTATCTTTATACCAATGCCTGAGTATAAACTAAACGAACGCTGGACTGATGAGTTTCGTATTCGTGATGGTCATACTAAATTAGCAGATGGTTCATGGGTCACTGTTGTTAAAATGACTAACTACCTTGACAAACTTCAGAAAAATACTGAAGAACTATACGATAATAATCAAAAATGTTATCGTGAATTACAAACTCTGAAACAACAAAGAACTGAAATGGAATTTGGTCTGCGTCATGCGCAGAAATCGCTACACAAAGCACTCGCTATTAAAGGAGAAAATGATGAGTGAATATACTCCTGACGTTTGGGTTATGTTAAAGTTTGATAACAGTAAAACTGTTGTCTATAAAATTCTTGCTGGTTGGTATGGTGGTTATCTGAATGGTGATTCATGGAAACTAAACAGCGGTGTAACTCATGTTGAACAAGATGGCGACTGGTACAAGTTCCATGGTTATAGTGGAAGTGTTTATGAGTGTCACAAAAATAACTATAAACTTTCTGGAATGACTTCTAGTATTCTTAATAAATTTTATGATGATATTGAAAAAGCTAATTTAGATATCAAGCTAAGTGTGATGGATGAAGGTACAACTAATTTTATGGAGTTAAATTATGTCTAATAAATCGTGGACTGTTGAAGTTGAACAGGCACCTGATGGTGAATACTTTATTCAACTCAATGATGAGATTCTAGAGGAATCTGGTTTTAAAATCGGTGATGAGGTTGAATGGATTGATCGTAAAGATGGTTCTTGGGAACTCCGAAAGAAGCAACCAGAAATGGCTTGGGTATTGGTTGAAGCAGTTCAACAATTCCGTATGCGTTATATGGTTCAAGTACCAGCAACCAATCCTGAGTGGGCAATGGATACTGTTGTAATGAAGGAAGCTAAAGAATTCTCTCAATATGATATGGGTGAAACTATCGTAAGTCATCGAGTGGTTTCTGAAGAAGAAGCATTTGAAATTTGTGATAAAGATAATGACTATACTAAATCTTGGAATGATGAACAAAAGATGCGTGCATTCTTTACCAAGGATGGAGAAAAGGTAGAACTATAATGTTTATGTTTGACGTTGAAACTCTTGGGGTTGAATCCAACTCCGTAGTTCTTTCTGCTGCTCTTGTTTACTTTGAGCCAGGAAAGAATCAAAACTATCAAGACCTACTTGATGGGGCATGTTACGTCAAGTTCAAAGCGAAAGAACAAACTGAAGCCAAGCGAACTATTGACCTTGGCACTTTAGAATGGTGGAAGAATCAACATCATTATGTACGTGGTTGCGCTTTAGATCCTAGTGGAGATGACCTAACAGTTGAGCAAGCATTTACAAAGATGCACAATTGGCTTAATAAGTTTACAACCCCTCAAAAACACACTATGTGGGCACGTGGTTCGCTTGACCAATTAGTTATTGACAGCCTAGCAAAGAAATTTGACTTGCAACCTTTAACCGACTATAATAGGTGGAGAGATGTAAGAACGGCAGTTGATATTCTCTATGGTACAACTAATGGTTATTGTGAAATCGAGTATCCAAACTTTGAACGTGCAGCGTGTATTAAACACCACCCTGTTCACGATTGCGCTTTGGATGCAATGATGCTAATGTATGGAAAACAAGTTTAATGGAATTTTATACTAATGTTCAAGTTGCTGGTGATAAAATCCTGTTGCGTGGTTATGAAAATGGTAAACCTTACCAACGACGCATAGATTATTTGCCGACCCTTTATGTAAACTCAAAGGGTAAAAGCAACTGGCAAACTCTTGATGGTATGTACGTTGATGAAGTACAACCTGGATCAATCCGAGAAACACGTGATTTCCTGAAACGCTATGATGGTGTTCAGGGATTCAGTGTTTTCGGGC